AAGACCTCTCATCTGACATAGCTGAAATGATTACCTTGAAGTCAGGGAAACCCGGTGCAGGCAATAAGTACTATGCTCTGTTAAAGAGTATAGATACTGAGCTTGTAGCTGGTATAGCCTTGAATGAATTATTTGATAATGTATTCCAAGAGAAACGTGGTTTACAAGATGCACTAATTAATATTGGTATGCGAATAGAGGACGAGATTAAGTTCACTAAGTTCAAGTCTGAGCACCCTGAGTATTTTGATGTAGTCATACGTGACTTCAAGACTAAGGGTACTACTAACTACAGACACATGCACAGAGTATTAACTAATAAAATGCATGAGTTCAATGTCGTGTGGAATGATTGGTCTTCACTTGAGCGTGTTAATGTTGGTCAGATAATAGCTAAGGTAGTTATCGATACTACTGGACTGTTTAAGATCAAGAAGGCTGTACAACGTGGTAAGCGGTCAGAAATGACTACCCTTGAGTTCACTGAGGACACAGAGGAATGGCTATCTAAGTTCAGTGAGTTCGCTCAGTTCCTTAGACCACTAGGCGCACCATGTATAATCCCACCTAAGAACTGGGAGAGTATGCATCATGGCGGATTCTATTCACCTGAAATGCAGACCAAGTTCCCATTCGTTAGATCAAGACACCTTAAGCAGTTGATAGGTGCTGATCTTAGTAGACACATGCAGGCAGTTAATAAGCTACAAGCTACAGCATGGCAGATAAACCCTGAGGTGAATCACTTCTTTTCATGGGCTATGCAGAACAACATTACATCTTTGATAGGTCTACCGTCCTCACAACCGTTCTTATTCCCTGAGTCACCTGTAGCTCATCTAGATAAGGATGCACTATCAGGTCAGCAAGAAGAAGAGTTCCTTAATTGGAAGCGTGAGACAGCTAGACTACATACCAAAGAACGTAAACGTCATGCAGATGCATTAGCATTATGGCGTATATCACACATGGCAAATGAGTACAAAGTTTATGACCAGTTCTACTTCGTTTATACAACAGATTTTAGAGGCCGCATATACCCAGTCACATCTGGCCTCTCTCCCCAAGGAGCAGATTACTCTAAAGGACTGCTTAAATTCCAAGAAGGTAAAGAAATTGGTGTTGACGGAGCTTACTGGTTCACTGTCCACGGCTCCAACTTACTTGGGTTCGATAAGAGTACCTATGACGAGAGAGTGGAATATATCAACGAACCAGAGAGAATTGCCGCCATTAAACGAGTGCGCGATAACTTGTGTAGCATTGAGACAGCAAAGTTCATTGGAAGTGCGGATAAACCATTACAATTCCTCGCTTGGTGTCTTGAATTCGCAGAGTTCCTTGAAGTTGGAACTACCTTTGTTTCTCATATACCAGTTGGATTGGATGGATCGTGCAATGGCTTACAAAACTTTAGCGCAGTACTTCGGGATACAGTTGGTGGGATCGCCACGAACGTACTCCCGTCTGCTAGACCAAATGACATTTACGGCGAAGTCGCTAGAGTTGCAGTTGGAAAACTACATAAAGTTACTGACGATCTTGTTAGTAGTGCTAGTAAATTACTCTTACTCGGCATTGACAGGAAAACAACTAAACGCTCTGTAATGACATTACCCTATGGATTATCTAAGCATAGTTCAGGACAGTACATAGGTGATTGGCTATACGATAACCACATGCAGCACTACCCTTCATACTCTGAATTCAATAAGGCTAAGAACCTACTGAATGATGTTGTGTGGGAGGCCATAGGTGAAGTAGTTAAAGCTGCTAGAGAGGGTATGGATTGGCTACAGGAAGTAGCTAAGATTGTAGGTACAACAGATCAACCTTTAATCTGGACTACTCCTACAGGATTCAGAGTATACCAAAAGAACTGTCAGTCTAAAGTACGTAGAGTTCGATCAGCATTAGCAGGAGTTAAGTCTTATAATATCAGAGAGTTCACTGATGCTATTGATAAGAAAGCCCTACGTAATGGATCAGCACCTAACTATATTCATGGTATGGATGCAGCCCACTTAGTATTAACTGTGTTAGAAAGCTCAGGGATTACTTCTTGGCAGATGATTCATGATGACTTCGGTACTCATGCTTGTGACATACCTGAATTACATAGAGCCATTCGTGTAGCATTCTTTAAAATGTACGACGATATTGATAGACTCGCTATCTTTAGTGAGGAAATAAGCAGAACGATTGACGTTGATTTACCTATGCAACCTGCTATGGGAAGCATGGATATATCTGACGTTTTAGACTCAGAATACTTCTTCGGTTAATTGTTACACTATAGGAAGAACTAATGATTAAAAACATTCTAGTATCTATTGTACGAACAGTGGTTGATAGATCAAATGATATATTATCTGCAACAGCACAACAAAGTAGTAACCAATTAGAACCTACAGTAGTGCTGGATAAACAACCAACTTTTTTATATAGTAAGGAATCATTAGAAGAATTAAAAAAGATATATCCTAAGAAGCAATGGAGTAAGGATATAGATATAACAGAGCTTGCACATAATGCAGGACAACAAGACATCATTAGTTTTATAGAGCGCAGGTTAGGTAAAGAACAACATAGGATACTGTAATGTTAGTACTAAGAGACTTTGAACTACATGACTTTGAATTATGTAACTCAGAAGAAGTATTAACTCCTACAGAAATTGATTATTACCTAGCTAATTGTTACTTACGTACCTTTATAGATACAGATACTAATGAGATAGTAGCAGTAGGGATGACACAGGAATGTGGTGAAATAGGATTAGTAATAGATACAGATTTATTACGTAATCATATAAGAAAGTTCTATACTCTGCTAGTTATATTTGCAGCAGAGTCTTTCGCATTTGTTGATACTGATGCACTATTCACAGGTATCGTCCCGACTGCAAGAGATACACGGTGGATTAAGTTCTTAGGTTTTACTAAGACTAATCCCGACATTGACCATCTATTACGAGGGTGGGACACATATGAGTTACCATTAGATAGGTGGGTAAGATGAGCAAATTAGTTAAGATGGTTAAGAAAGGTGCTAGTTCAATAGCTGGTACTGTTAAGGGCGCACTCAAGGGTGACGTGAATGACCTATTAAGTGCGGCTACATTAGGTGGATCAAAACGATTAGAGCAAGCAGGTATGGCATTACATAAGCCATTCAAGGCTCCTGCCATACCAGATGCACCCGGCCTCGGTCAATCTAATACAGAAGAAGCTGCACCTAATGTAGACCTAGCAGCTACAGAGAGTTCTCGTAGAGGCGGTGGCTCAGCAGTAGGCACACGTAAATTGAGGGTTCCCTTAGGAGGACTTAGATAATGCAGGATACAGTTGAGCAAAGTTATGATACGCTGAACCAAGACAAGGCTCCTATAGTAGAGCGTTGCGAAGGCTATGCAGAGTGGACACTACCTTCTATCTTTCCAAGAGAGGGTAATACTTCATCTGATGAGTTACAGTATGATGTTCAGTCATTCGGTGCTCAAGCGGTCAATCATCTAAGTAATAAATTAATGATCGGACTTTTCAATCCATCGAAGAGTTTCTTTCGGCTGGATGCAACACAAGATTTCCTAGATGAAATGGAAATTAATGGTGTACCTCAAGACGTAATACAAGGCGCACTACAAGGTGCAGAGCGGGAGTCAGTCAAAGAACTAGATCGACTCGGTGCAAGAGAACCATTCACAATGCTACTCCAATTACTAATCATCACAGGTAATGCACTATTGCATTTCCCTAAGAGTGGTAAGTTAGAAGTACATACAATGCGTGATTACGTTATTGAACGTGACATCACAGGTTTTGTAATACGAATTATATTACTGGACTCAAAGAAGTTCAGAGCACTTGCTAAGAAGACACAAGAACAATTACTAGCTATCAACCCTAACCATAAACCTGTTGACAATATTAAGTTGTATACAGATGTATTATGGGATTATGACACTAAGAAGTATATTGTTCATCAGTATGCAGATATTGTACAGATCACTGATGAGCGCACTAAAGGTGTTTATACTGAAAAGACATTACCTTATGTCCCGTTAGTATGGAAATTAGTTCGTGGCCAGAATTGGGGTAAGGGTCTAGTAGAAGATTACGCAGGTGACTTCCACTCTCTATCTACGGCAGAACGGAGTTCACTAGAAATAGTAGGCGTTATTGCACAGATAAAAGGGTTAGTCAATCCAGCAGGTTTAACTGATGTAGCTGAATTAAATAGTACAGCTAATGGTCAGTGGTGTTCAGGTCGTGAAGAAGATATATCCTTATTGACATTCGATAAGATCTATAATGCAATGACTGTACTTGAATCATACGTGGACAAGAAAGAACGTAGACTATCGAAAGCATTCCTTATGGATGCAGCGGGTGTACGTGATGCTGAACGAGTTACCGCAGAAGAGATTCGATTGGTAGCTAGAGATTTAGAAATGTCTTTAGGTGGCGTGTATACGACTAGCACAGACATTCCAGTTACCGATAGCTAGACTGTTACTTGCCCGCATTGATTTTAAGATCAAGGGCGAAGCAGTAGAACCTATTATAACTACAGGCTTAACAGCACTATCTCGATCAGGTGATCTGGATTCATACCGCATGTTCCTACAGGATGCTTCATTATTGGCACAGGTAGATGAACTTGTACGTGGCGAACTTGATATACCAAGTATCCTTTCTTTCCTAGCAACTAACAATAACTTTGATCTAGACGTAGCATTCAAGTCTCCTGAACAGAAACAGGCTGATGAAGATGCAAGAGTAGCAGCAGAAGAACAAGCTGTACAGGATGAAGTTAGAATGAAAGCTGAACCACAGTTATTAACACAACAGAATGAGGCTCAATAATGTCCGAAGAAACCACGGAAGTAGTAGACAAGTTAGTTATTCCAGAAGGTGAGTCAGTAGTTGAACCTATTGTTACTGATCCTAACGCAACAGATGAAACTGTTACGGGGCCGAAAGAAGAAGAGGCTAAGGAAGAAGAAGCTGAATCTACTGGTAATGAATTTGTTGATAGTCTACTTGGTGAATTCAAAGCGAACGGTATCGATGCAGATAAACTATTCGGTAACTACTCAGAATCAGGCGACGAGAAAGATATTGACTTCGCTTATCTAGAATCTAAGGTAGGTAAGCTCGCTGCTCAAGGCTTAATCGCAGGGTTTAAGGCCGAGAATGAGAAGTTAGAGCGTACCTCTGAGGCCTCAACTAAAACTATTTATGATGCCGCAGGTGGTGAAGCCATGTGGGATGGTATCGTTAAATGGATCGGTGAAGGTCAGTCCGGTTTATCTAAAGCTGGTGGTGAGGCATACAATGCTATGCTCGCAGCAGGTGGAGTTCAAGCAGAATTAGCAGCTAGGGAATTAAGTACTATGTATAAGCAGTCTCCGGGATTCACTCAAGATGCATCCCTGCAATCAGCAGACCAATCAGCACAACCTCAAGTTATACAACCAATTTCACGTATAGATTATGTAGAGCAACTTGATGTAGTCGTACGTAAATCAGGGGAACATTCCCCAGAAGCAAAGGCACTTCATGAACGTAGAATATTTTCTATGCAGAATGGTGTGTAATTTTTGAAATCAGTGTAGCTAAGAATGCAATTCAAACGCACACATACAATTTAAACTAGGGAAATAACTATGGGTTATCCAACCGATTCAAGTGGCTTGTCACGTTCAGGTCTAAATTTAGCAGCAGTAGGTACAGCGTCAGAAACACTTCCTTTGCACATCGACCAGTACGGTGGTCAAGTAGAAGGTACATTCGCTAAAGCCTCCTTTATGCGTAACTATGTAAATATTAAACCGATCCGTGGTACTGACACAGTAACCAATGATCGTGTAGGTGAAGCGACTTTACAGAAAGTAGTACCGGGTGTTCGCCCTGATGCTTCTGTAGCACAGTTCAGTAATATATCTGTTAAGGTTGATACTATTGTATTGGCACGTAACAACGTAGCATTGCTTGACGACTTCCAAGCTCACTACTCAGTTCGATCTGAACTAGGTAAAGAGCATGGTAAGAAGATTGGTAAGTTCTTCGATGAAGCGTTTATCATTCAAGCTATTAAAGCTGCATTGATTGTAGCTGCTCCTGATCCTCAGGCTCCCGGTGCTGGTGAGACTGCATTGCCACCCGGCTGGCACGGCGGTACTACTGTCACTCTTACTACTGCTGGTGATGAATCTGATCCAGATTTGCTACAGAAAGCTATCGAGGATGTCTGTGAAGGCATTGAGCTTAAAGATGTAGATCTAGATGGTGGTGTTATTCTAGTCGGCCCTACTGAGTATTACACTTTACTCCGTAATGATCGTCTGATTAACTCTCAGTACTCTATGGGTAATGGTGACGTTGCTACTGGTATGGTTCTTAAGTCTTGTGGTTTA